AATAACATTGAATAACCATTCTGATCCGTTTTTAATCTTCTAGTTAAGTTAAAGTAATTTTTAATAAGACATGACTTATTATACATCTCTGAATAAGAGTCAAAATCTTGCTGTTCATAACTCTTATTGACCAAACCATTTACAAGCGCAAACATCCAAATCCTTCTAGCAATATCAACAGACATTCCTCTTTTAGTCAAAGTTACAACATTAGGGTATAACTCGTTTATTATTTGCAAAACACTATTTGATCCTGAATCTTCCCAATTTCCACAGACAAAATTAGAAATAGATCTATTAACGCAACCACAAATCAAGCCATTTGGATAATATTGCAATCTTAAAAATTCAAACGTTTCATAGGATGTCATTTGTTTTGTTAACTGTATTGAATATCCACAAGCTAACATTTCTTCATTAAATATATTGGATGCTTCAATAGTTGAGAAAACATGATATGAATCATCTCCACAAACTTCCATTAGTCTATAATCGTAATTCAAATATGGATAAAGTGAATTTAAAGACTTATACATTATCTTAGTATAAAGATAATTTAGTATATTGTTCATATAAGAGGTGTATCTAACTCCACTAGGTAAACCAGCTTTCCATTGATATTTAATACCATTTCTATAAGTATACGTGTTAGACACACTGTTAATAACCCAAGTTGCAATATTGACATATTTTTTTCTAGTCTCATCATTCTCTATAGTTGAACTAACTTTTTCAAAAGTATGTCTTAAAACACATTGCATATCTTCAAAAGTGTGTTGTGCATTGAAATCTTCGAAGTCAAATGAGTTAATACATCCTTTTGAAAACTTCTCTAACCTCTTAGAATATCTAGAAATATTTGCAAATCCATCTAAATTCATAAATATATTTTCATTCCCTATATTAGTTTCAATTGGCATAAACAAGTAAGCACAACAAATATAATGTAAAAAAGTTGTTTGATAGATAGATCTAGCTTTTGTTTGTTCTTGTATTTTCTGATGTCCTTTAGTCTTTAATCTGACTTTACAATTAGTGATATCATTCAT